CCGGGTCTAAACGTTCCAGTCTCCAAATCGTATATGCCATTCTTAAAACACATCAACTGTGTACAACTGTCAAGCTTGTCTTCGAACTTTTCGTGATAAAACAACTCTGAACATTCCTTCATAATAGATTCCTTGAATGCCGAATTGCGAAGCTTTGAACTGATCTCATCCAACTTCCTTGCCACCTTTGAAAAAGTCTCTTGATCAGTATTGTTGTTACAATTAACTGCCTTTTGATTGTATTCCATAGACTCACACTTGTAAACCTTCCAAACCTCTTCTGAAAACTTGACCCTTAGACCAAGTCCACAATCTGTCTCGACCCAACGATGACCCTTGAATTCGTACCAAGTCTTGTTCTTAAAAGAAGAACATACAAAGTCTTGTTGATAAAGCTGATAGATCACCTTGGCGATATCATAATGCGTCATTGAAATGCTTTGATACAAGAGTGTCTTCAAATCATTCTTCATCAACTCCTTGTACCCATTTTGGTTGTCATGCTTGGCCCACATGTGGAGCGTTCCGATTCCCAAACCGCCTTCTCGCATATGGTCCCAATACTTGTCGCATTCGCCACTTTGATACTTTCTAGACTTTTTGCTGAAATCATCCCACTTGGTCACAAGCCGGTTGTCAATATTCCTCAAACACCATCCAAGTCTTATCCAATCCTCGTACTTGTTTATGCGATCCACGCTCAACAAGTCAACCAATTGCTCAACTTGTTCAATATTCTCAATATGGTTGACTTTCTTGTTGAGCTCTGCACCAACAGCCTTCTTGGTCATATTAATATTCCGTTTTTTCTCTTCTTCCCTCGACTCAAACTCATTAAGAATCTGAATCAGCTCATTCTTGATCACCGTTTCATCATACTTGTTTCTTATCGAAAACAACCTTGTGTAAGACACATTGTCAGATGGCTTGACATATTTCGCAATTCCACTTTTTCCAAATGAGAACACGTGTGTAACCCCGTATGTATCTAGACCCTTTTTCTTAGAACCGTACATGAACCAATTGTTCTTCTCTATAACACTCTCATCAATAATATCTGTAACTCCATTGATAGATCCAATGCAATCCATTAATGGCTTCAACATAGGGATGACATCTTTGCGCACCATGTGCTTAACGCTGGCTTTAGTAACAATCCCCGGAATAATAATATGCAATCCATCTTTGATTAGTCCTTTGACAACAATAGGTTTGGGCTTCTCCATCACATACACCTTTGTGCCATCAGGAACATCCAAATATTTGGTAATTACCGTAACATAATCTGTAACAACCCGCTTAATAAATTCAAAGTCGTAAATGCGTTCAGGTTCCTTGTCCTTGTCTTGATCCAATAATTTAAAACGCAAGTCCAAATCAATCAGAATAGGTCCAATATGCCTGTTTTTCTCTGTAACGTGCAAATCTATATTGTTACTCAGTGCCTTTTCATAATGTGTGAAAAACTCTTCTAATTTATCTGCAGGAACATAGAATGATGAGGCTGGATTGAACAAACTTGTATGTGTAAATTCACATCCCTTGTCCACGGTGTGTGCCTCAATAAACTCATGAATGTTATTGGACTTGACCATTCTTGTATACTCTTGAACGGATGTTTTTATACTAAAAAATCACGCTATAATATATTATTCACAGTATAATTATTTTTATACCATCATCATTTTTTATTCAGACAAATAAGTAAATGTCCAAGTGTTCACCCAAACGAGAGAATTTACAAACAGTTTGCCTAACGACTGATGAACTGGAAAATGTCGCTACAATGTATAACCAAGAGACAAAAAAAGATGCGATGAATATATTAAAGTATAGGAGAGTGTTATTAAGGAATCTTACGGCTGTATTCAAAGACAAGTGCAAGAAAAATGACGACAAGTGTTGGATTGAACAATCTCCCGACACGGTCAAGATTTATAAAAACAACTACCGTCCGGATATGCCTAAATCATGGATAACAAACGAAAGGGAATGGCTCAACACAAATGATATCATGGATGTGATGAAACAGTACGAGGAAAAGCACAAGTCTTTTAAATTCCTTGGAGTGTTCTCATCTGACTTTGCATCCAAAGAAAATAACGTTTGTACATCGACAAAAATGTGCCAGTTTAGTGCGGTAGAATTGAAAGAAAAGGAAAAAAAAACTGAGTTCGGTGTCGTTCTCAACCTAGATGAAATGAACCAACCCGGGTCTCATTGGGTGTCTATATTCTGTTCGCTAAATCCTAAATCACCTAAATATGGTATAGCATATTACGACTCGGGAGGCAAGCGACCTCTACCTAAAATAGACGAGTTTATGACCAATGTAACCATAGACATGAAAGATCCAGCGTTTGTAAAGAAATGGAATAATAAAAAACATCAAAATGCAAGCACTGAATGTGGAATATTTTCCATGTTGTTTATCATCCAATGTCTAAAAACTAAACGCGGATACGATAGCGTGCGCGAAAGTATAGACGCTCTTGTTGACAATAATGATGACAAAGTGCATGCTTACAGAAAAGAATTATATTCCCGAGCGAATAAAAGTATTTAAAATTAAAAAAAACTAAAGGTACAAATGGAAAAGTTTCTAAAGATTCAAAACTTTCAAATATGCAAGGATGCATTTGGAAATTGGATGAAGGAAAAGTATAAATTTACTATGAAAGATGAGCAACTACTCACGGAAGACTTGTTCTCAGTCATGAAAAAGGTCAAGGACGAGTACATAGAATCAGACATTGGTATTAAAGAGTTGAACGACATCTCCTTGAACAACCTTCAATACATATATGTAGAAAAGTACAATCTTAGCACACAAAACCAACAAGGTGATGCGATTGACCGAGATGCAAGTGCATTTGGAAATAGACCAATCTCATCGACACTCCCATACTCTATTCCGTCAACATCAATAAATACAAACAGGGACAATATTGACATTAGCAAGCAATTTGATATAGCATTGTCTTCCAGGAATTCTTCACAACCTCAGATGTCGCCTCCGCCACCTCCGATTGTAGAAGAAGCGATCTCTCAAGACATGTTTTTAAAGCTCCTAGATACCTCCCGTAAATCTTACTTGGATGACAATATTGAACTGCAAAAGCCTATCATTCCAGATAATCCAAAGGCACTATACGAGTCAAAGCAAATAGATATCAAACAAATGCCTGTTTATACAAACATCCAAGATTTAGTGCCCATGACAACTGTTAAACAATCAACAATCATTGAAAGGCCTGTAAAAAGGCTGATTGTTTACAAATATGTGACAATAAATGGATTCGATAGAGATTGGATCACACAAAAGAAGAGGTGCAACTACAGCGTCAACTTTAACTCATTTAATGATACATACAAAAATATTGCATCTATAAAGGTTAACAGACTTATCATCCCTAACGAAATCATCGAGAGTAGGAATATTATGAACACGCCAAAGTTTGTGTATCATCACGATCATAAACTAGCGTATCCATATCTTCTTTTACAGATTGAAGAGGTATCTGGTATGTGCGATGGCTTAAACAGTCAGGTTCAAAAGTCATTTGCAATGTTCATCTATGAAGATTCATACAAATGCCCAAACGGAAGAGGGTACATCATCATGAAACCATGTCAAGACGAAATCAAATTATACACATCTCATTCAACTAATATTCAGCGCCTTACATTCTCAATAACAAAACCGAGCGGCGCTCTTTTCAACACAAACATGGATAACTACAACGTCTTCAAAATTGAATACGAACAATACAACAACGTGTACATCAAGATTGTCTTGGATAAATTCTTTGATAAGAATGAATTTTATATCGGAGATACAGTGTTTATACGAAACTTTGTAATGTATCAACCAGCTAGCGCAAGTACAAACACATCTTCGGGAGATTACGCTGCAATGATGGCATTTGTGAACAGACCCGAAGGTCACGAAATTCTCCAGACAGGAGATGCTAATGACAACGGGTTTTATAAATCGTTTTATGCTTTTGGTCCGAACAAAATGGACCAAGTTAACGGCAAATTAGTCATCGAAGCCTGCCAAGTGGAAGCGTTGCGCGAATATAACAGGCTGGTTGCGCCGCAAATAAATGGATCAATCATCAACATCTCATTGCAAAATGTCATAAACTGTACAATCGGATTGGATATGGCCGACAACAACAGTTAAAAAATATATATGTTATTATATTAACAATAATGAACAGTACTTATGAAGATGTTGAGTATTCCGCTGTTGGCGGGAAGAAGGGCGTGAATATGGCAAACGATACGAAACCTGTACTCTACGAAAAAGCAAAAAAAGCAAACATTCGAGGTAGATCCAAGATGACCAAAGATGAACTTGTTGACGCTCTTCGCCAACACTACAAGGAGATTGGTCGGAAAATCAGCAAACGCAAGTAATAAGCGCGTTAAAGATTTGATAATGAATTGCTTTCATTTATAAGAAGGTAATGGAAACAGACAACATTAAACGATTTAACAAGTACGCCAAGGAGTTTTTCAAAGAGTTGAACAAGATGTTTCCTGACGACGCCGTGACCAAAATAGCTTTGCAGTCGTTCAACATATTAAAGAGCATGAACAAGAAGATGCCGTGCGAATATTTTTTTGATAATGTGGTCAAACTTTACGAGCAAGACATCTTGGACAAGATTCCGTTTTTTGTGAGTGACACGTTCGATATCCCGATTACATTCCCTATCATATTGACTAAACTAAAGGAAGTCTGGCAAGTACTCGATGCGAAGAGCAAAATTGCATTATGGGACCATATCACTGTCTTGCTAGTTTTATGCAAAAAATGTCAACCGGTCATCCAACCCTAGCTTTCTTTATCGCCCGACGAACTTTCTCGTCTTCTTCGACTTCGTTGTACCACGTCATATACATCATCCCCAATATGAGCGCATCTGAATCTTCTGATTCCTCGCCGACATGAAGCTCCTTGATCTCTGAGAACTTGAACTCGAGCGGAAGAGTTTCCTCGCAATAGATGTTGTTGTTCATTTTTGTAGATCGACAAACTATTGATATTTTCACTTTTTTATATCAACATTTTTTTATTTTCTTCATTTTACCGTCGATAATTTGAACAACTCCAACAAGTTTTAGATCATCCGGATCGAATAAACCGTGCCATCCATCGCCTTCCGATCCGATTTTAGCATACTTTTTCTCTTCAACCTTTGTTGGATTTATTTGATACAAATAATCTTTCTTCTCAGAATTCAACCTAAACCTCTTGAACTCTTTTGTTCTCTTTACAATCTTTAGTTTGACATCCTTGTCTGCCTTTTCTTCCTTGATGTCAAGAATTACATCTTGACCCTTTGGAACAATGAAACATTTTGTATTTTTATGAACCGCAGAATGAAAGCTACAGTCGAACGCGGCATTTCTTACCAACGATAAGAACTGATCGTTGATATTTTCTTTCCTCGCAGCCAAATCCAAGATGTATTCGTCAGCGGTTTTGCTCATGTCGTTTGCCTTTAACAAGACGTTGTCGAGGTGTTCCTTGTGGACAAATGTCATGGTATACATGAATGTATCGACAACCTGCTCGCGTTTGTCTAACGCTAGATGCGATTTCGCTCTTATTGCGCGCCCCGCCACTTGTTTGATCAAACTTTGATTCCAATAAGGTTCCATTATGTGAACTTGGCGCACGTTCTTCAAAGATATGCCCTGAGCTCCCGACTTGGTGATCATGAGTACCTTGACAAACTCGCCTCTCAAATTCGTATTCACATTTAGGTTTTCCAATTGCTCTTGTAATTCTTGTGGTAGAGTTGTAAAATCAGAATTGAAAACACCCATAAGAATCTTGGTTTCGTCTTTCTTTGATGTAAAAACTATATATTTAGGTTTTGAAAAGTCCTTGCATTTTAGAACCCATCCTTTTCCCTTGACATTTTTTACTTGAAGCTCGACATATCCATCATAGTTCATAGCCATTGACAAGATCTTCACACCTTCCACAAACCTAAATGAAGAATATACGAGACATGTCCCAGGGCTAAGATTTATATTTTCTATAATCTTTGCAAACTTTGGTCCACACTCCACCAAGCCACTGGCACTCAAATATTGATCCCCTTTGCTATCGAGTTCAGCCAACGCTTTCGCAATCTTCCTGTTATACAGGACCATGTTGTCTTGACTCTCATTTTTTGACTTTTTATTTGCATCTTTCACATCATCCTCAAAGTAGTCGCCTTCTTCCTCATCTGCGTCATACTGGAATTGTTTCATAGTACTTGGATAAGGACGGGCAATATCTTTAGGGAAGACATAATTGCAAATGGCTCTAGAAAACGCCCGGTAGACATTGCCCTTGTTCATATCCTTGCTATTATCGTCCTTTTTAAACTTTAGATTCTTAGTTTCTATTGCAATTTCGCGAGCTCTCGCCTCTACATACTTGGCAAATTGTTTATGTTCCATTGGAATCTTAACAATCTGTGCAGGATTTTGACGAGGGTATTCCTTTGGATCATAAGACTCGAAATAACTAACGAGTCCTTGAATTCTCCTAGAGAACATGCTGTTGTTTTTACTCACAGCATTTTGATAGTCTAGAAACAATGTTTCAAACTCGTCGGCATTGTATGGAAACAACGTCGTCTTGCTCTTCGCAACTGATACCACAGTAATATTATGCTTTGTAAAAATACCAGTTACTTCTACACTAGCATCCTTATTAGATTTCACAAGGAGCTTGTCTCTCATTTTGAATCCCTTTGGAAAGAAAGACACGCTTGCACTACTGTAGTCGGGCGCCATTTTGTAATGAGATACATGTGCGCAATCATCTAGAGATTCAATTAGTTTGTCCTTGTCCTTTGGCAAATTCACCAACTTAAAAATATATGTAAAGAGATAGCCGCTTATCAAGTTCATTGTGTAAGCGATTTCTATTGGGTTATTAATAACTGGTGTCCCTGAAAGGGCAACAAATCTAGACCCTGTAGAATCCATCAGGCGTTGATATACGTCTTTACAAACTTCGCCTTTTCCAACAGCACGAGATATAAATGTATGAACTTCATCTATGATGATTAGTTTCTCATTAAACATGTCTTTATCCATTTCCTTCATGTTCTTCTTCTTGAGACCATCATAGCCAATAAAAATGTAGTTCTTCCTTGTTTTGATCTTTTCCATTTCTTGTACAAAGTTGACCTCGAGTGAAGCGGGAAGCAAGACAACAATATCTTGGTGACTGCTTTTTTCTGCAATTACAATAGCAGACCTAGTCTTACCAACGCCTAGGCCATGATACAATAATAGACCACGATATGGGCTATTTGTGTGCATGTAATCAACAACAAGTTGTTGATGTGAAAATAGTAGCGCTGTCTTGGTAGGAGTGAACGCGCCATTGACCCATTTTATGAAGTCGCTCGAACCAGGTATTCCCCATGAAGTAAGCATTTTTTACTAAAACAATACATAATGTTTCCGTAATCATTTTCTTACCAAAAAACAACCATTATAAAAATTACAAAAAAAGAATATACTTTTCAAAATATGTGTCCTTCAAAACTTCGCACATACGGGGGTTCGGGGAGGCAAGCGACGGCTGTCGCGCAGCGGCCCTGACCTGGTATAAAAAATATGATTCTCGTTACAGTATGCTAATTTACATTCCGACATTATGAAGCTTACTGCCTGCCCCGACAGAGATTGCGACATCTTTGCTACAACACCAGTTTTACAAAAAGACGTAGAGAAGATCTTGTCGGATATTCGTGACAGCACTGATAGGCAAAAGCTCATCTTGGATGGTACAATGGACCGTATTCTTGTGCCCCAAATCTTTGAAACTCCAGAGTTTGTTATACAGATGGCTAGCGTGACAGAGGTCCAGGGAATTCACAGCTTTCTGAAGCATGGTGATCTGGCAAAGTTGCATAAACTCTGCCCCAATATCAAGAGCCTCTTTTTAGGTGGCGCCATGGCTTCCCCTGGTATGGATTCAAGTGATACAAACGACCTGTGTTCTATCGATGTATTCGCCAACTTGGAGACTTTGGTCATTGAATCTTTTGTAGGCGGTGCATTTGAGCCAGAAGTATGGTTCTCCTTTAACGAAGTGGCCAAATCTATTGCCAAAATTAGTGGTCTGAAGAGTCTTACGATCTGTGTATGCGAGCGCAGCAGGGACCGCAAGTGGCATTCTGATCTCTCGGTCATGACCGGACTAACAAGCCTCTGTATCGACGGACCACATCGTAACCCAAGCGCCGAAACCTCTTATCGAATCGTTCAGAGCATCTGCCCAATGATAAATCTACATAGCTTGAAACTAATATCCCCGTGCAATCAAAATGAAATAAACATGATTGTCAACGCAATGCCCAAATTGAAAAAGCTGTTTATCATCAGCATCAATAAGAGGCCCAACGGAGCTTTCGTTGCTCTCTCTCCCGGCCATGCCAAAAACGTAGTTTTCGAAGTGTTTTATAAATACTCTGATCTTGTCTTGATGGAGTTGTGGCCAGCGCTCAAGAGCATCGAGTTTGGCGACGTGAAAATGAAAAATGAAATGAAAAATCGATAAATGTTCGAATCAGTTGGAAAATATATATTTCCTTTTATTTATACAAATTATTTAAAGGTTTTTTCCCATTATTGTATGAGCCATATTTACAAGATGCAGAGACTAAATCGCCTAAAAATACGTAATACATTGGAAGACATCACGCCCATATTCTCTACAAAAAAATCAAAGAAAACATCAACCATTTTACATGCAAATTCCATCGTTTCTTCTGCCATAAAACAATACAAGACCGAAAGTGCAAGAATAGAATATTGTGATTGGTATGGCATCAATTACGAAAATACAATCAAATATGCAAAGACAATTATCGCTTTAGAAAAGTTATACCAGCCAGAAAAGAAAATCTTGAAACCGAAACCCATAAAGCCCATTGTTCGCGGAGATCCTGTCATCGATATCATTGGCGATCCAGATGGCAAATACACATTATACGTACGAATCGAAGGCATGTCGGAAGAAGAATATGCAAAACTAAAAAACGCCGGGAAATGCCCACTTTGCTGTCAATCACACAACCTTTCAAAATGCCCACACCTTCCCGATGAATTGCGTCCTTTCTGCTAATCAGGGCCGCTACGCTGCGCTTGCCTCCCCGAACCCCCGTAATTGATGGACATTTTTTCATTTTCATGTTTCGATGGAATGTTGTATTCATTTTCGATGGAATGTTGTTTTCATTTTTCGATGGAATGTTGTTGTTGTATTCATTTTCGATTGAATGTTGTTGTTGTTT